CCACCTTGGCGGCATCACTGAAGACGGTGGTGCCGAGGCTTGGGATGGGATTGGAAAAAGTAGGCACCATCACCGAGATCAGGGCGCACGAGATACCCGGCCATTACCAGACAGGATGGGAACAACTCGCCGAAGCTACAATCGACGACAAGACAAGTAAGGGCTTTCCCGTGCCGTCGCCGCTGAAGCGGACCGGAGAGATGGCGGACTCCTACAAGAAGGAAGTCGATGTCCCAGCACTCTCGCTCATCGTCGGATCTCCGGAGCTAAAAGCACTCTGGCAAGAGGTCGGCACCGTTAATGGAACGCACAGCATTCCACCGCGACCAGTGTGCGAAATCGCAATGACAGAGGCACTTCCTTACGCCGAGAAGATGTTCGGTGAACTGGCTGTGTCGCTACTGATGGGCAAGCCATGATCACCACATTCGAAGTCGGAGCCGTATTCAAGATCATCAACGAAGCCTCGCCGGCTCTCGCTGAGATCCTGAAGCAGGTACGTGCGCTCAACAGAGCAGTAGCTAAGGCGAGCGAAAGTCTTGCCCTCATTGGCAAGTCGTTCTCTGCGGTTAGCCTCGGTAGCGCCACGGCAGAGACAGGAGCATTAGCGAAGGCTTGGGGTGACGTGGCCACCAATGCCAGACTTGCACGCACGGCTATCGGAGGAGCTACTAGGGCTTCGGCTGCCGGTGGAGGTGGAGCTGGTGCGGTCGGGGCCGGTGGCGCTGCTGCCCGCGGTCGCCGCGGTCGTCCAGGTTGGCTCGGTGGTGGTTCTCATATCTCTGGTCCAGGCGCTCCGATCCCTGGTGGCGGGCACATCCGTACCGGCGGAGCGGCTATGGCTGGAGCTGGTGCCTTGGGCTACGGCATCTATGAAGCAGCAGAGATGGAGGACGCCGTCTTCCAGCTCATCTATCATTCCGGCAAAGAGCAGAACGAAGAGAACCGCGGTAAATTCCGCAAGATACTTCAGGACTCCATGCTCGAGTCCGGATACGGCCTGAAAGACATTTCGGAGTCAGCCAAGCAAGAAATCAGGATGTTTCAGGGTACTCCTGGCGGCGGTCTTGACGTGCTGCCGGAGATGCTGCGCGCGGCAACGATAGAGTCGCGACTGAAGGGAGAGAGTCCAGAAGAGTCGATGCGGGCTCTGATCGGTCTAGCGCATATGACCAAGCAGTATTCTCCGGAAGCTATCAAGAAGCTGGCTCCGGCGTTCGCCTTCCTGTCGACAGCTAACCCGTCTTCTCTCGGATCGATGGAGCGAGCTGCATCGTACGCAGTACCACTCCTACAGTCTGGTCTTGAAATCGACCCGATGGATACCCTGCTGCTCGGCACAGCACTGACGCGCGCCGGCGCAACGAATACCAAGTCCGGTACGTGGCTCCGCGAGATGGCGATCCGTTCTATGCCGGGTACTTCGATGATGTCGAAGATCGCATTCAAGAAGCACGAAGAGGCGCTGAAGGCGTTCGGTCTTGTAGACAAACAACACAAACCGACCTGGTTCACAGACAATAAGCCTGACCTGTTCAAGATGTTGGACATCGCTGGCGGGAAAGCCGCGTCCATCCCTGTCGAGAAGCGTGCGGCCTATGAGCGTGCGTTGTTCGGCGCACAGGGGGGTGGCGGCTTTGCTATGCTGGCGGATCCGGCTGTGCGCGAACAGGTACAAAATCTCAAGCGTGAAAAGGACTCTCCGGAGTTCGCCAACAGATACTCCACATTCTCCCAGAAGTATCTCGAGGGATCTACGGTTCAGGATGCCAGAACGGCCATCGCCGACTTCAACATCACTATGATGGACTTGGCCAAGTCGACACTCCCGGCAGTCAATATAGCTCTGGGTAATTTTAAGAGCGTCATCGAAGGACTACGCAATCTTGTTCCGGGGGCTGAAGGTAAAGGGCCCGTCGGCGCCACGATTGGTGCGAGAGTTTTAGAGGGCGCTGGTATCGGAGCGCTCGGTGGATCTGTCATCCCAGGTGTAGGCACGCTGGCAGGTGCTGTAGCTGGCGGAGTCATAGGCGGCGTCGGCGGCGTAGCCGAGCAATACATGAATGGCAACCTGTCTTCCAAACACACTCCTGAGGTAGCTGAAGAACTACGCAACCTCCTGAAGCGTGCGCCAGAGCCTGGAGACAAGAACGACCCATCCAGGAGAGCACCACCGCCGCCAACTCCTCTTGCAATCAGTTTTGCGATCGATGGCTCAGTCCTTGGACGAGTCCTAATGAACATCGGCGCAAACTCCTTCGACGGTCAAGCACCAGCCTTCGATGGACTCAGCGAGCATCAGGGTGGTGTCGCCCAGCACTCAGACAAGTAGTTTGGGGACAGGGCACCGAATGTTTGGCCATTTCTGGCAGATAAGTAATGGACCTGTCCCCAAACCATCAACAACATACTGTCACTAGGTTAGGATTGCAATGGCCGACATTCTAACGCTCGGCGGGATTTCCTTCGACGGATTCTCCACACCAAACAAGATGATGGGCGGCGGAAACCAGGCGATGGTCGTCCACAAACTTCCTGGTGGCAGCCGCGTCATCGATACGCTGGGCCCAGACGAAGCCAACGTGGTTTGGTCGGGAGAGTTCTTTGGCAACAATTCCTATTCAAACGCATTGGCGCTCGACGGCATGCGTGCCGCGGGCCAGGTAATTCCGTTGACATGGGGCGGACAATTTCGATCCGTGATCATCGACAACTTCATCTATCACGTAAGACGCATGCCTGTATGGGTGGAGTATTCGATCTCCTGCACCGTCTATCAGAACCCCGCTCTCGGTATCCTTGGCGGCATCGCATCGTCAATCGACTCGATGATCGCATCCGATCTCTCTTCCGCCGTCAGCTCACTGGGTTAATGATGACAATTCCATCCAACATCACGTCAGAGCTGGCGTTCCTTCAGGCCCAGGTGGCTGCCGCGACACCTATCAACAACGCTCCATTCGCAACAATTAAGGCGATGCAGCTCAACGCCGGCAACCTCGTCAACGACATTCAGACTGCCCTGACAGCCACCAACACACTCGATACGTGGGTAGCTCCTGTGGATCCCAAAAGCATTGTCTCCGGTTTCGATGCCGTCGTCTGCGCTGCCGTAGATCAAAACAACCTGTCGTTCTCGCGCGGCGTCGTCGGCCGAGTCGCATCCAACCTGGATCAACTATAATGGCAGCAGAATTCATTGCCGCCACGATCCCAGCGAAGGTGTTGCGAGTCTCATCTACGAATCTGTTTCGTATCGCGATGATGGAGACGGGCGATCCTCTGCAGTGGGTTGCTATCGCGCAGCTCAATGGCATGACCGATCCGTGGATCATTGCCCAGGAAACGATCCTGATCCCCCCCATTCTTCCGAGCGGAGTTCAGACCGGGATACTCGGCTTCTAAGATGGCTATCACATCTGGATGGGGTCCGCATCACGCGGAGCTGATAGTCAATGGGTCGTCGCTCCCGATCGAGCACGGATCTGTTTCACAACAAGCCAAGCGCCACAGCTCGTCGTTCTCTGGCGCGATCCCGATGTCGTATCCTGGTGCATCCGAAGCGCTCTCCAATCTCGGAGACAACCAGGCGAGCATCTCCTGCACGACGCGCGGTCAGACCGCAACCCTAGTCACCGGAGAACTCGACTCCGTAAGCTACGACTTCATCCAACGCATCATTCAATTCTCAGGTCGAGACAAGTCGGCCAAGCTTCACGACACTAAGACGTCAGAGAAGTTTCTCAACCAAAAGCCAAGCGACATCGTGACTACCCTCGCGGGGCGCGTCGGGTTGAGCGGCAACGTAACGGCCTCCTCGTTGATGGCCGGCAAGCAATTGCAGCAAGACTACGTTCACCTAACTGACAACGTGACTCTCGCCTATGCCATCCACAAGCTTGCGCAGTTCGACGGCAACAAGTGGTGGGTCGATCCGAATGGTAACTTCAACTATGCGCCGATCGGCACGTCGGTCGGTTCCTATTCGATCATGGTCAATCAGGATGTGCAGCCGATCTCATCTGACTGCGTGCAGTTAGTCGTTCGGAGAAACATCCAGGCTGGCAAGGGAATCACGGCGACCGTGAAGTCTTGGCACCCGAAGAAGAAGGAAGTGTTCTCGTACACGACCAACGTTCCTGGTCCAGGTGGACCGAAGCCATACACCTACAACATCCCGAACAGCGAGATGGATCACGTCACGCAGCACGCCAAGTCGCGAGCGAATGAGCTGGCTCGACATGAATTCACTGTGACGGCAACCGTCGTAGGCGACCCGACAGTGCAAGCTGGTATGAGCCTTTCGCTATCCGGAACTGACTTCTTCGATCAGAGCTTCGAGATCGACACAGTGCAGCACGACTTCGGGATGTCGGGTCATCTTACACACATCACGGCGCGCTCGGCAAAGACCGGCAGAACGGCATCATGAGCGATTACGACAACAAGATCCTTGGCGTGATCGAACGCTGGTGGGCGTCGCGATACTCTGAACGCCACGCCATGGTCACGAGCTACGATCCGAAGCTGCATCTCGCCAAGGTCACGCTCCAACCAGAAGGCCAGGAGTCGGGTTGGCTTCCGATCGAGACGGGGCACATCGGTAACGGTTTTGGTATCGCTACCGGACTGACACCAGGCGATGGCAAGGCGACCGGCGACCAGGTCGTTGTCCGCTTCCAAGAAGGTGACTTCGAGTCCGGCAAGATCGTTCAGCGCGTTCACTCCGATGATCAGAAACCTCCCGAGGTTCAGTCAGGTGAGACGGTCATCTGGACTTCATTCCAGAAGTCTGGCGGCGGCCCAGAGTCCGCGTCTGGTGGGCAGGGTGGTACCGGCCAGCAGATCTACCTGAAGAACGACGGCTCCATCATGTGGACCGACGGCAACGGCGCGACAATCACCTTCGATGGCGCCGGCAATGCGACGTTGGTTTGCAACAGCTTTGCGGTCAAGGCGTCCAAGGACATTCACTTCACGGCTGGCGGCAACTTCACCGTCGTCGCAGGCAAGGACGCTGGCATCAGTGCCGGCGGAAATGCTGAATTTGCCGCGGGCAACATCCTCGGTGTCGATGCCGGCTCGCTTGTAGCTGCGCAGGGTGGCGGCAGCGTATCTGACGACTCGGTCAGCCCGCCGTCTGCACCTCCAGCAATCCCACCCTTCTCGGTGCCAGCATGACCACTACCCCTCTCGCGTTTCAACTCGATAGGGTCAAATCGACAGTCCGTCTGTTCGGTTTGACCCAACCCATTACAGCAAACTCGCTCGCATCCAACGTCAATTTCGTGGAGTGGGACGGCGGCACGGGGATCGGAAAGATCATCTTTAATGATCGTATCCCCTTGCCGGAGGAGTTCGCCGACCCGTCGCCATACCAGACTTACATCAATCAGTGGATGACAGGAGCATCCGCGGAGGCGTTGCCTCTTACGCTCGCGCAAGCACAGGCCGTCAAACTTAGCCTGCTCAAGAGCATCTTCCTGATCCAGAGCGAGGCCCCCGTATCGGTAGCCACATCTCTCGGAACATTTATCTTCAACGTCAATCCGACCGATCCTGCCAGCGTCCAGAACAACAACAACGTGATGTCGGCGCTGGCAGCCGTGAACGCCGACGTGGCGGCTGCCATTGCTGCCTTGGTCAGCTCCATCAACAGCAACGTCGTCGGTGGGGTCAACGGCAATGTCGTAGCTGGTGTCAACAACAATGTCGTAGCTGGTGTCAACAACGAGTTGAACGTAGCGGCTGGCGACGTCAACGCTCTGGCCGGCATAATCAACGCGAACGCCGCGGCCGGTAACACGATCGTTCAAGCAGGTGAAGACGCTCTTGGCGAGGGCCTGACGAGTCCGTACACCACAGTAGCGGGTGCGGGTTTCGGGGGCGGCGTCGGAGGCATCGCTGGCATCTCTGGTGTAGCAGCGTCGTACACAGGTCCAACCGCCTTGAGCGGCGTGACCTTGAGTCCGATCGGAGCCACGAGCTTCCAGGCATTCACGGTGGCTGACCTGTTCGCGGTGCTCTTGGCTGCGCAGGAGCAGATCAACGCAACCACGCTGGCGCTCGGCGTCAAGACCGCAGCGGTCAACGCTCTCACAACAATCTCGTCGGTCATCGCCTACGACGCAACAACCGGTTGGTGACATGGCTGACGTTTCTTTGGAATGGGGTGCCGACTTCGAAGTCGACGCCACGGGAGACCTATTGGTTGTCGATGGGGATGACGAAGTTCGTCAACGCCTCGAGCGCCGACTGTTCACCGCGGTGAACGGTTACGTCTGGCATCCGGATTACGGCGCCGGCCTGCCGCAGAAGATCGGATCGGTCTTGTCGGTCTCCGATATCCTGGCCGTCTGTTCTTCTCAGCTCGCGCTCGAAGCATCAGTTGCTCCGTCGCCGCCGGCTCAGATCAGCGTCGCAGCATCACCCAATCAGCCAGACCTGGTCACCATCAGCATCCAATACTGGGATGCCGCTACAGGCGTCTCCGTCAGTTTCACTATCACGTCTTAAAGGGCGGGGAATAAATGGCCACGCTACCTACCCAAAGCTTCGACACGATCGTCTCTAACACGATATCGGGCATTCAAGGACGAGCCAGCAAGCTCATCAATTTCTCCCAAGGCTCGACGCTGCGCGCAATCGTGGAAGGGTTCGCGGGACTCTTCCTGTGGTTCCAGGCAATGCTGTTGCAGGTCTTGAAGGCTACGCGCCTGTCTACCTCGAGCGGCACCGACGTCGATACCTTCACCGCTGATTTCATGCCGATCATCCCCGGCAGTCAGACGGCCGTTTTACCAGGTGGAAGTCCGAGACTCGGAGCAGAGTTCGCAACCGGCCAGGTGACCTTCTCCCGATTCACTGCCGGCCCGACCTCTTGCTTCATCCCCGTCGGCGCCACGATCCAGACCGGTGACGGCGCGCAAAATTTTGCTGTGATCGCGAACACCACATTCGCGACCTACTCGGTAACGGCTGTTGGACCCGGCTACACGCTACCTTCGTCGGTGGCGTCCATTGTCGTGCCGGTCCAGGCCGCCGTCGCCGGAGCTGCCGGCAACGTTGCTTCTGGCGCCATTGCCACG